GCCCTACTTAGCGGCCAAAACAACCTCAAGCGCACTGCCCATCACAGTTTGCAATTAAATTGCGAGTCTGGCACTGGCTTGGCTACTGGCCAAGGCGACGATCCGCAGGTTATGTTGCGTTGGTCAGACGACGGCGGCCATACTTGGAGCAATGAACATTGGGCACCAATGGGCAAGATCGGCGCGCACTATCAACGCGTCTTTTGGCGGCGATTGGGCATGACGCTCAAGCTACGCGATAGAGTTTATGAAGTGTCTGGGACTGATCCAGTGAAAGTGGCCGTTATGGGCGCTGAATTGATTCTGAGCCCGACCAATGCCTGAAAAACTTAATATAACGAACCTACCTTCGTCGCGGGTCGAATTTATCGACCCTCGCACGGGATTGATGTCGCGTGAATGGTATCGGTTTTTTTTAAACCTATTTACCTTGACAGGCAACGGTAACAACCAAACGTCGCTTGACGATTTGCAACTTGTACCGCCTTTTGTGCCTTCAACTGGAGGCACTGGCACAGTAACTTTGGTTGATGTATCCGGCGGTACAACAGGCTTGACCTTCAGTGGCGGCCCAGTCACTACCAGCGGCACCATGACCATGGCGGGCACTTTAAGCGTCAGCAATGGTGGCACAGGTGCCACAGTGGCCACAGGCGCTCCATTTGCGCTCAAAGGTGCCAATACTGACATCACATCAATCGCATTGACAACTGGCACGATTACAACTGATCCTGTGTCAAGTAGCGATATTGTCAATAAATCTTACGCTGATAGCATTGCAACAGGCATCAATTTTCACGCCGCATGTAATTATGCAACCACTGCGGCTTTAACGGCAAACACTTACAACAACGGTACCAGCGGTGTTGGCGCTACGCTAACAGCAGTAGCTGTAGGAACATTGACTGTTGATGGATATACGTTTGTTGTTGGCGATGTTGGCAAACGAATTTTGGTTAAGAACGAAGTAACGGGTGCAAACAATGGCATATATACATTAACCCAAGCAGGCACTGCGCTTTTACCCTACATTTTGACCCGCGCAACTGATTACGACACCAGCGGCACAGGGCAAAACGAAATTGATCAAGGCGATTTGATGCTTGTGCTATCAGGCACAGTCAATTCCAATACATCTTGGGTTCAACAAACTGCGTTGCCAATTACTGTAGGCACAACAGCATTAGTGTTTTTGCAGTTTGCGGCTGTTCAAACTTACACCGCAGGCACAGGGTTAACCCTTAGTACCAACCAATTTTCAATTACCAATGTGGGCACATCGGGCACCTACGGCTCGGCCACTCAAGTGCCTGTGTTTGTCACAAACGCGCAAGGCCAGGTTACCAGCGTTACCAATACTACGGTAACGCCAGCAATAGGCTCCATCACAGGGTTGGGCACTGGTGTAGCCACTTTCTTGGCCACACCTACTAGCGCCAACTTAGCCGCTGCCGTCACAGATGAAACAGGCTCAGGCTCGCTGGTATTTGCCACTTCTCCGACTTTGGTCACACCCATTTTGGGCACACCCCAATCAGGTAATTTCAGCACAGGCACGTTTACTTGGCCAACTTTTAACCAAAACACCACGGGCACCGCGTCCAATGTGACCGGCATTGTGGCCGTCGCCAATGGCGGTACAGGAACCGCCACACCGGCGCTGGTTGCAGGCACCAACGTGAGCATCACCGGCACTTGGCCAAACCAGACAATTAACTCCAGCAACCCAGGCGGCACGGTCACTTCAGTTTCTGTTGTATCAGCTAATGGTTTTGCAGGCACTGTAGCCACAGCTACAACAACCCCCGCAATTACCGTCAGCACAAGCATTACAGGTGTTTTAAAGGGCAATGGAACTGCTATTTCTGCTGCTACGGTTGGAACTGACTATTCCGTTGGTACATCGGCATTAACTACAGGCATTTTAAAATCCACAACAACAACGGGCGCATTGTCTATTGCTGTTGCAGCAGATTTTCCTACATTAAACCAAAACACTACAGGTTCTGCGGCTACTTTAACGACGCCCCGCGCAATTTACGGCAATAATTTTGATGGTTCTGCTGCTCTAAATCAAATTATTGCGTCCACCTATGGCGGCACAGGCAACGGTTTTACTAAGTTTTCTGGGCCAGCTACAGCAGAAAAGACTTTTACTTTACCTAACGCTACAGCCACAATTCTTACGGATAATGCCGCAGTCACTATTCTTCAAGGCGGCACTGGCCAGACCACGGCTAGCGCGGCGTTCAACGCCTTGTCGCCGATCACGACCACGGGCGACCTGATCATTGGCAACGGCACCAACAGCGCCACTAGGCTGGCCATTGGTGCAACTAATTATGTTCTGACTTCTAACGGCACCACGGCTGTTTGGGCGGTGGCCAGCGGCAGCGGGGCGACGATTAGCAATGACACTTCCACGTCAACCAACGTCTATCCGACATTTGCCGCCGCGACTTCAGGCGCGCTGGCCACAATCTATACCGGCAACACCAAGCTGTTGTACAAGCCATCTACCGGTGAATTTACGTCTTCAATACATATTTCCAGCAACGGTATTCAAGTCAATAGCAAAACCGTTTCAACAAGTTACACTATAGCCACTGGAAATTCAGGCATGTCGGCTGGGCCGATCACCATAGCTAGCGGTCAGTCAGTGACGGTTTCGTCAGGCTCCCGCTGGGTTGTTTTGTAAAAGGTGCGTCAATGACTGTAACTGCCAAAAATCTAGTGCCAGCCAAAACCGTTGAGGCAACTCAAACGACGCAATACACGGCTAATGGTGTGACCACAATCATTGATAAATTTACGGTCACCAATTACAGCGGCTCCGCTGTCACCATCAGCGTTAACTTGGTAACTTCCGCAGACACCGCAGGCAATAAAAACTTGATTGTCAAGAATAAATCGCTTGCCGCGTCTGAAACATATATTTTTCCTGAACTTGTCGGACAAATCTTGCCTTCTGGCGGGTTTATCTCCACAATCGCCGGAACGGCCAGCGCCATCAACATGCGCGTCAGCGGAAGGGAAATATCTTGAAGTTCATCAAACCTGAAGTCAAGCATCATTTTGGCGGGGGTGTTTACGCCAAAGAAACAATTATTCCTGCTGACAAATGGTTGGTGCAACACGCCCATAAGCATGACCATTTGTCAGTGTTGGCCAAAGGTTCGGTTGAATTGATTGTTGATGGCGAGCGTTCTGAAATACACGCGCCAGCCTGTCTGACAATTCAGGCTGGCAAGCACCATGGGGTTCGATCTTTAACTGACGTAATTTGGTATTGCATTCACGCAACCGATTGCACTGACGAAGATAAAATTGATGAGGTAGTAATTGCGCCTGTTGACCAACAACAAGTGCGTGAAATTGCTCAGTGTCTGAGCGAAGGAGTTTAATATGTCATGGATGTTACCCGCAGCGATTATTGGTAGTAGTTTACTTGGCTCAAATGCCGCAGGCCAAGCTGCTAACACACAAGCCGCCGCGTCTAATTACGCAGCCGATTTGCAATATAAGCAATACCAAGACGCAGTTAAACGCCAAAAGCCTTTTTATGATGTAGGTGTCAATGCGTTGCCTGAGTTGGTCGCCGCGTCAAAATACACGCCGTTTGGCATGGATCAGTTTCAAGCCGATCCAGGCTATGCGTTTCGTTTGAGCGAAGGCCAAAAAGCTTTGGAACGATCTGCTGCGGCTCGCGGTGGTTTGTTGTCTGGTGGCACTGGTAAGGCTCTTGAGCGTTTTGGCCAAGATTATGGTTCACAAGAATACACCAACGCATTCAACCGTTATCAGGCCGAGCGCCAAGCACGTCTTGGCCCTTTGCAATCATTGACTGGTATGGGTCAAACGACCGCGCAACAACTTAACACTACTGGCCAAAACATGGCGACAAATGTTGGCGAAGCCTATCAAAATGCAGCTAACGCGCGCGCGTCAGGATATGTTGGTGGGGCAAATGCGTTGACTAATGGTTTGGGTCAATATTTAAATTACACAAACAATCAGAATATAGCAAATGCATTAGCAAGCCGTGGGTATGGAATGAGCGATCCAAACGCGCATCCTGGCGGAACACTAATGTAAGGAAATAAAAAATGGCTATTGATTCTAGAATCGCTCTCGGTGTTCAACCGATCCAAATTGCCGACCCGTTGGCGCAATATGGCCAAGTACAAAACATTTTGGCCGCGCAACAACAAATGCGCGGCGCTGAAACTCAGCAACAAGTTGCGAGCATGCAACTTCAAAATTTGCAACGCAGTGCTGATTATGTAACTAAGATGCAAGAAGCTATTGCAAAAAATGGTGGCCCATTAGATATTGAAGAAGCCGCCAAAATGATGGCCACGCATCCTGATCCTAATGTGGCGCAACACGGCTATACGCTTATGCAAGCAGTTCAAGATAAAAAACTGTTTGAAGACTACATTAGAAGCCAAAGCCCCAACGCCGCACCAACCACGCCTGCGCCTCAAGTGCCTTCAGTTATGCGTCAGCCTGCACCCGCCAACGCGTTGGGCTCTGGCACATACGGCATGAATATTGAAGCGCCTGCGTCAACCGCGCCGGTATCTACCCCAATAGCTCCTGCGGCAGCACCTGTGGGCAACAATCTTGCTCCAGCACCTGAAGATGTCAATCAACTTGCCGCAGGCCCCGCGCAAATCGCAAAGTTGAAACAGGAAATTACAAATCTTGCGCTGTTGAAAGACCCCCGCGCTGCCAAACTGTTGGCGTCAAAAGAAGCGGAACTTAAAACTTTGCAAACACCTCACGTCATCCCGAATGTGGGACTTGCCGATGCGTCAGGCAATGTGTATGTCAAAGCACCGCCCACACCTACCAATTTGGCCAGATTACAAGATGAGTTGGCGGCGTTACCTGAAGGTGATCCACGTCGTGTTCAATACATCAGCATGATTCAAAAGGAAACTCAGAACGCGCCTACTCAACTGGCTCAGTTGATCAAAGAACGTGATGCGTTACCGGTTAACGATCCAAATCGTAAAATTTACGACACGCAAATCAATAAAGCGCAAATTGAAATTAACATTCAGAAAGCACATCTTAAACTAGCGCAAGATAGATTTAACCAAGAGTTTTCAATGGGCAAAATCAGCCCTGAAACTATTGACATGATGGCCAATAGATATCTGATAGATGGCAGTTTGCCAGCTATTGGCGCGGGCAAAAAAGGCGCAGATGCCAAAGCTCAAATTTTGGATCGGGCTCAACAAATAGCAACTGGCGGCGGCGCAACGTCTGCACAAGCCGCAGCCAATGTTGTACAAGGTAAACAAGACGTAGCATCGCAAACCGCTGCGCTTAAAGACTTTAGCGCAGGCCAATCATCTAAACGTGTAACAGCCAACAACACGGCGCTTAACCATTTGGAAACTTTGGA